AAGCCAGAAGAACGTCGTATCGGCGCCCGAGCCATCGGAGAGCAGCAAGATCGCCAGTTGATGCGTGCCAGCCGCCAGCCGCGATTTCGGGATGATCAGATCAAGATTGTTGCGAGCCGAGGGTGGGGGCGCCGCGTCGTTGCCGGGATTGATCTGGCCCACCAGTTGCCCGTCGACGTAGATGAAGGCGGCATTGTCGATCTGGCCGCGCAATCGCACCCCGTCGGATCCATCCGTGACGATGCCGCGCCGGACCCACAGGCCGGTATTGACCGCCCATGGGGTGCCCAGATTGAGCCCGGTCTGAAATGACGGCCCGATGGTGCCGAAGGGCGCGGGGGCTGGCCCGAGCCAACCGCTGGATGGCACAGCGACCGCGCCGGGGTTGGCGGGGACCGTGTTCGCTCGGGCTTGATATTGCCAGAGGTCGCCGAGGTTGATCAAAGCCATCAGTTATTCGCCGCGCGCACAATCGTATCGGCGTTCTCGGTCGCCATGTTGATGAACAGCTGCTCACCCTCGGGCGTCGCGAAATACTCGGCGATCTGGCGGGGGTCCGTCACGTTGATCTGGCGAATGTTGACGGCGGGCGCCGGGGTTGGCTGGACGATGACCCGCTCGCCCCCATAGCCGCCAGCGGCGGCGGCCCTATTGACGCCAGCGGCAGCGCGCACATCGCGGCCCGCATTCAGGGCCTCAAGCAATGGCCGGTTGCGCGCGGTCGCATCGGCGTTGACGACGAATTCCTTGCCATGGACAACGCCCGCCTCGGCGTTGACCGGCCCGTCGCCGGTATAGCCGCCCTGTTTATAGCCGACGGTGACCGAACGGATATTCGAGACGATGGAGGCGGTGGCCGCGACGACCGACGCGATGGCGGGCAGATTGGCCGGGAAGGGCAGCGACGAGGCCTGCGCGATGCCGGTCTGGATGGCGACGATCGAACGCGCGATTGCGACGGCCTTTTCGGCCACGAACGCCGCCCGGGCGATGCGCGATTGTTCGCCGAAGGCGTCGCGCATGATCGCGGTGGTCGATGCGGCGATTTCGGAGACAGCGTTATAGCTGACCTCGCGACGGGCCTGATCGATCTGGGCCAGCCGGTTCATGTGTTCCTGATAGGCGGCCTCGCGCAGCGCATCGTAATCGACGCCCATTTGGTTAAGCTGCTCGCGGAAATTGGCGTATTGCTCCAACTCTTGCGCGTAGCGGGCGTTCTCGTCGGCCACCGCGCCGATGTCGGCGTAAGCGACGCCAGTGCCGGGGTCGATGCCTGGCAGGCCAGCGACCGCACCAGCGGCGCTTGCCGCCATTTCGGCCATGCGGGCATTGTAAGCCTCTTGGCTGATAGCGCCCTCGGCCAGCAGCGCATTGAGCGCCGCGATCGTCTGGCGATAATCGTCGAGCGGCCCGGCGATACTCTCGAGTATCGACTGCTGGCGTTCCAAGGCGTCCGATTGCCTGATGCCGTTTTCAATCATCGCTTCTTCGACCGATGTCAGATCGCGGCCCAGAATGGCCGACTCCTGCAATTTCGCGTTGAGGATGTCCCGATCAATGCCGGTCTTGCCCTGAAGGGCCTGCAGGCGCTCAAGCGGGCGCACGTAGGCGTCCTCGAAAGCCCGGGCGGTCTCCCGGGCGTCGGCGTCGGTCAAGGCGGTCTTGATCGTCAGCTTCTCGGCCTCGGTGGCCGCCCGATTGAAGCGGCGTTCGAAATCGGCGAAGGATTCGTCGATGTCGGCCTGCAATTGATCGCGGCGATTGTTCGGCAAGCCGCGCGAGGCCGCCCGGGCGACGACCGCCCCCACGAAATCGGAGGCGCGTTCTTCTAGCCGCTGCGCCTGATTGGCCTCGGTCTGGAATTGCGACTCAGTGCTGGCGTTCGTCGCCCTGCCCACGATGGTGCCCGGGGCCTCAAGGTGCATGTGGTCGCGGTGCTGATTCTGGCCAGCGGGGATGCGCCGGGTCGGCCCATCGCCGTTCGCCTCATAGACCCATCCGTTCCACAGCACCCGATAGCCGCGCGACTGATAGCGCCGGGCCGCTGAATCGAATTGGGCTTTGAGTTCGGGCACATTGGCTTCGACCACCCCGGTGCCCGAGTTGATGTCGATGGCGTATTTTCCATGGGACTTGTTGCCCATCCCGGGGTGATTGCCCCGGACGCCGCCGAATTGCTCATTCTCGCCGACGCGGAAGCCCGCCCGTTGGAATTCCCGGCCAGCGATCCCGATGGCCTGCTCGCGCGATTTGAACAGGGAGACGCCATCGCTGACGCCCTTGTTGAGCCGTTCCTGTGCCTGCGCGGCGTCGAGGGCCTTCTTGCGCCGCTGCTCAAGCGCGACGATTTCCTTGGTGAGCGTGACCTCTGAATAGTTGGTCGAGGCAATCGACGTTTCGATCAGCTTCTTGCGCAGATCGTCATATTGCGCGTTGATGCGGGCAATCGGGTCGATTGCGCGCTCCGCGATATTGACGGCGAATTGAGCGTCGGCCCGGCGCTTGGCCTCGGTCGCGGTCGCGATGGTGCCGCCGAGCCCTTTGTATTGCTTTTCCAGTTCGGCCAATCGGCTTCGCTCGGCGACCGCTGCGGCGATAGCCGTGCTGCGCGTAGCGGTATCGGCGGCCCCGCCAGCCGTTTCCTCCAAGCGACGCAAATTCTCGCGCGAGCGCCTGATGTCCTCTTGCAGGCGGGCCTTCTGGGCGATGGCGTTGTCCAGATTGTTCTGCGCCTCGCTCATTTCGGCGATCAGGGCGTCGCGCCGGGTCTGAAGGTTTTCCTTCAGTTCCTTGTTCTGCTCGCGGATCGCCGCCGTCACGCCTTCGACCGTGCTCATAAACGCCCGCTTGGCCTGCGCGTCGATGTCGGTCGCCCGGGCGTCCTCCTTCAGCTTTTCGATGGCATCGCCCAAGGCGTCGTTGCTTTCGAACAGCTTGCCGATGAACGGGGCAAGCAGGATCGTCGCGGTCGATAGCGCGATACCCCATGGGCCGCCGAGGAAACCGGCGACGCGCCCGAGCATCGATTTGCTATCGCCGCCCATCAGCATGAGGGCTTGGCTGATCTGGCCGATCTGGGACGAGAAGATCTGGGCGGGCTTTGCGCCGAGCGAATACATCGTCGCCACGTCGCCGATCTGGTAGCCCATCTGTTGCATACCGGCGCGTGCCTGGCCGGTAATAACGGTCCCGTTCTTGGTGGCCTGATTGACCATATTCTGCGCGCGGGCGTATTGCTCCTGACTGATCTTGCCCGCGTCCAGAAGCATCTTTGCTTCTTTCATCAGCGCATTGAGCCGCATCTGTTCGGCGGCCTCGGCATCGGTCGCGGCCAGCACCCGGCGCAGGGCGGCCTCCATCTGGTTTTGCGAGGCGGCGTTCTGCTTGGCCGAATTGCTCTGCTGATCGGTGCTGCTCTTGGCCTTGCTGGCGCTGGCCGCCATGCGATCAAGGGCCTGCGCGGTCGTCTCGTTGGCGCGGGCCATATTGGCCGAGGCGCCCGAGAGATTGTTGATCGACTTGTCCAGCTGTTCAAGCCGGGCGACCAGCCCGCCGATCGTTCGGTCGAATTTGGCCTGATCGAACGACCGATTGAGCGCCTGTTCGGTCGCGCGGGCCTCCTGCTGGACGCCGCGAAGGTCTTGCTTGACCTTATTGCTGCCCGCGCTGGTCTGCGGGTCGATCTTCGCTACTATCCGATATTCCGCCACCGCCGCTTTTCCCTGAATTCAGGTTCTCGATCTGCCAGCGGCGTTCGGCTTGGTCCATCTTCCGGATGACAGTCCAGAACGCCTCCGCGACATCGGGCGCGAGGCCCTTGCGGTCAGCGTATGCCATAGCTTTATCCCATGGGATAGGACCATCAGGCGGGCGGCAAGTCGCCAGATCGCGGAATCCGTCGTAGAAAAAGGGCGCGCCGGGCGGCTCCGATGGCTCGTCAAGATACCATTGCGGAAGCGGCCGGCGCTTCTTCCTTGCCGATTTTACGCTGTAGCCGTCTCGGTCGAATCGGAGAACCCACTCGAGTCTGGCGGCGAGCCGTTTCCCAAATTTTCCGCATCGCCGACGATCCGGCGCACATCGGCGAGGCCATCCTTCGGCACGAAATTATAGGTGTTGCCGACGAAATTGCGGCACGGTTCGAACATATAGTTCGGCAAGGCGCGCAAGAACGACAGGCATTCGTCGGCGCTGAATGGGTGGGTCTTGCCCTTTTCGTCCTTGGGCGGATTGCCCCATCCCTTGGCGCATGTCCGGGCCATCAGTTCGCGGTCGATTTCGCGTTCCTCGTCCAGCCGGGCGCTGCTTAGGATTTTCTCGCGGCGCTTCGCCTTGGTGTTAGCCTGATCGGCCTCGGCGCGCTCGACAGCGATCCGGACGCGCTCGTTGAGATAATCGGGGTTTGAGTCGGTCATCGGGGCGAAGATGATTGAGGGCTCGCCGGGGATGTCCTCGAAAATATATTCGGCGGTCGTCTGCTCATTAACGTCCAGCTTCTTGAGGTGGGAATAGTCGGCCACAGGGGTTCCTCCATTGATCAGGGCCGGGACTATCTATTCCCCCGATGCCGCTCTGTCCAACGCTTGCGCCTGCGGGCAAAAGAAAAGGGGCGGGGCACTAGGCCCCACCCCCTCTTGATCATCGATCAGCCTGGCGATCAGGCGCAGCCGACATCCGGCAGGACCGGGAAGAAGCTGATGCCGAGCGTAAAGCCCGCCGCGCCTTCTTCGTGCGCCATGAAGGTCGTATTGAGCAGCACCGATTGATTTTCGGGCATCTCGCGACCGCCACCGCCAAGCGTGCCGGTCGGCAGATCGAAAGCCGCGCCGCCATCGCCATTCCGGATAATCCAATCAAGGCCGACGGTGCGATTGCACCGGATGCGTTCGATCATATCCGGATTGGTGAAAAGGATCTGGGTTTCGACATCGACCTCGATGTCGCCGATATTGAGATATTTCGGGCCCAGCTTGGCGATGACCTTCTCGCCCGCGACATTATTGGTCAGCGTGAACGTGGCCGATTTGAAATCGGTCGTCAGGCCTTCCTCGTCGATGTCCTGCGCGCGCAGGCGGGCAATATCGCTGGCGCTGCCGAACGATTCAGTCTGGCCGCCCGATTTGGCGTCCTCGGCGTTCTCTGCCCGGACAATCGACGGGTTGGTCGTATCGGTGCCGACAAAGCCGAGCGTCATCGTCGCCTTGCCCGAGAGCGGGATGCTGATCGAAAGCGCGTCGGCATAGTTGCCGAGGCTATACTCGTAGCCGGTCGCGCCACCCGCCATAAGGTTCGGGCTCGCCAGTTCGAATTGCGTCGAATGCTCGACCCAATCGGCAGCGCCCACCGGCACGTTGCGGACGAACTGGCCGAACAGGATGTCGATGCGCAGGCCGGTGCCGCCGCTATTGTCGTCCGTGCCATCATCGGCGACGAACGGCTGATCGCGCTTTGCCAGCGTGATCTTATTCTGTTCGATCAGGATCGCCCGGGCAAAGCCGGTATTTTCTTCCTCGAAGAACTGGTTGGCCAGATCGACGCCGCCGATGTGGATGACCTGATAGGGCGCAATGCCAAGCGTGGTGAAATCCAACGCCGTGCTGATCAGATTGCCGTCAGCATCGATTTCGATGTCGCCAGCCGCGCCACGGACGCCCGCGACCGCGATTTCGGCATAGTTGCCAGCCGCGACCGTCTCGGCGGTAAGCCCCGCGATCGTCAATTCGGTCTCGGTGGCCCCCGGGTCGTCGGAAAGCACCTTCAGGCCATTGTTGGCCTCATTGAGAAACCCGCTGGCGTAGATCAGCGTAGTCGCACCCGAGCCCGCGCCATTATAGACGAGGCGACCAGCCTCGGCGGCGCTCAAGGCCGGGATGGTATAGCCGGTGCCGGTGACGCCGCTGACGAGAAAAGCGTCGGCGCCGACCGCATTGCTGAAAAGAAACGCCTCGGCAAACCAGCGAAGGTGAGCAAGCGTCAGATCGGCCTCGAATTCGACCGCCGAGTCCAGATCGGTGACGACGCCCTTGCGACGGGCTCGGGCTCGGCTGATGGGCGAGCGCGCCTCCTTGCTGATCGTGGTGCCCCAACTGGTGATGTTGTTCGGCTCGGTCTCGAACCATTGCGGTTCGACCGGCAGAGTGCCTAGCGACGCCTCGCGCGCAAAGGAAAGTGTCGTTCCGTTCGTAATTACGCGGCCCATGGTCGCCTCCTGTTAGTTAAGTTCCTCATACTCGAATCGGCCCTCGACTGTCACGCCCCACCAGCGGCCCTTATCAATATCCGATTCCTCGCCGGGCTCTACCTCGGCAAATCGGATGTCATGGGACGCCAGCAGGCGACAGTTTTCGAAGATCTTGGCGGCACGCTCGGCCAGATCGGCCAGATCGCCGGAACCGCGCCCCGGGGGCTCGCGCAGATCGATGATCAGCAAGCCCACGCGGTCCATTTTGCGATTACCGCGGCTCCCCATCGTCCCGGAGCCGCCGGGCAATCTGATCGCCTTGACGGCTACCCATTGGGCGTCCGGCGGATCGAATTTCTCATTGTCGAGCGTGAACGCTGTCAGCGGGCCGGGCTCGGGCCCGTCGCTGACCCATTGGTCGGCGAACCGCTGGTAGAGCGTTTCCTTGACCTCGCGCCACACACTCATCGTTTCGGCCTCGGCTTATTGGCGCGGGCAGCAGCGGCCCTGCGCATGCGCGTGCCGAATGAGGCCGCGCGGCTGTAGGTTTCCCGGATGGCCTTCTCGATTGCGATCTGGACAAAGCCCCGGGGCGATTGCGGCGAGTGGCCGCGATTAAGCGCGCCGATATAGGCGACGTTGTTGGTCGAGAAGATCGGCCCGTCCTTGAGCCGCCAAGCCAGCACCTCATTCTCGCCAGCCGCCGCCAGCTTGGCCCGGGCGGCGACCTCGGCGGGCGTGGGGCCCTCGCGCGGGTCGGCGGGCTCGCCGGATATGACATTAGGCTCACCGACGCTCGGCAACCAGTTGGCCGACGCCCACCCGGTATCGATTGGCGTGCCAAGCGGCGGATTGCTTCGCAGATTGGCGTTCAAATTCAGACCGAGGGCGATGATTTCGCCCTCGGTATATTTCTCCAGATCGGTGACAATGAGATCGATCTGGTCGGCCATGATCAGCCGATGACTTCGGTATCGGGTGCCTGGCCGCTATCGGGGGCCCGGCTCGCGCGGCCCTCAATGATCTTGCGTTGCAGATCGGCCTTGTTGTCGTCGCTTTCGATGGCCGCGCCCTCGCGCCCGGCGATCAGGCGCAGATGATCGTTCGTCACCCGGTCGCCCTTGCGAGCGCCAGCCTCGCGATCATCTTCCTGCCAGACGGACAGATCTTCCGGGATTTCGAGGTTGCCCAGATCGACCGTCGCGCCATCGCTTTGATCGGTCGCATCGGCCAGAACCCGCGCCGCGTTCTGCTCGGGCGTCTCGACCGGGGTGGGCCGGAAATTATCGGCGGGCACAGCGACCTTGCTGGCAAAGAGGCGGCGGGCGGTCGCTTCCGTCACCTGTCCGGCGGCCTCGGGTTCGTCGACGATCGTCAGGCGCGCGCCGCGATTGAGGTTGAATCCGTGGACGGTCTTGAACGTCGCCATGATCAGCGGCGTCTCGGCATTGAAATCGGTCATCGTTGGCTCCTTCGCTTTACCCGGCCCCTGATACACAAAAGGCCGCCCCTCGGGTAGAGAGACGGCCTCGGGGGGTTATTTGCAATCCCTAGTCGGTTGCCGGGGTCCAGCCTTCCGGCGGCCCGGCGTCCAGCAAGGCGGTGCGACGCTGATTGGCCGCATCCTTGCCCTTGATGCTTTCCGGCTCGGCCAGCCATGGCGCGGCGACATTGTAATAGCCGCCGCCCGAATGGGTGGCCGTCACGGCATCGCTATAATCGGGCGCCGGGGCCTCGGCCTGATCGGCCGGCGCATCACTTTCGGCCTGTTCGGGCTTGTCGGCCTGTGCGCCATCGGTCTGATCGTCGGCCTGATCGGAGCCATCCTGCGCCGCGTTATCGGCGGTATCGGTTTCGGACTTAACCGCATTGGCCTGCTGATCATCGCTGCCGCTGGCGTCGCCGGGCTGGCCATCCGACCCATTGTCGGCGGTCTGTGCGGCGTCTGGGTCAGCGGGGGCCTCCCCGCCCTGTTCGCCGGTGTCCTCACCAGCGTCACCAGACGCCGCAAGCCCCTGCTCGGGCGACCAGCCTTCAGGCGGGCCTTCCTCGCGCAATTCGGCAGCGCGGGCCGTTGCGGCCTCGGCTCCGTGGACCTTCTCGGGCTCGGCAAGCCACGCGGCCTGCACATCGAAATAGCCGTTGTCGCCAGCGGCCAGATCAAGCGTCACGCCGTGGTGGCTGATCGGCTCGCCCTCGTCGTGGATTTCGCGCTGGCGTTTCTCGGCGTCCTCGCGGCCTTGGACCTTTTCGGGTTCTTCCAGCCAAGGGGCGCTGATTTCATACCAGCCGCCATCGAGGTCGTCGATTTCGACCTCGGTGCCGCCTTCGATCCAGCCGAGCGGTGCGCCTTCCTCGCGCAATTCCGCCAAGGCCTTTTCGGCGTTCGTCTTGCCCCTGATCGTCAGGGGCTCGTCCATCCATGGGGCGGTGATGTCCCAAGAGCCATTGCGGGCCGCTGGCTTCATTTGGACGGGATCGGGTTCTGCCTCGGGGGCAAAATTGACCGCGCGCGATTCATATTGAGCGGCGCGCTGGCGGTCGGAAATCTTGGCCGCATCATCGGGGTGGGGGAATTGGTCGCCGACCGCATAGGGTCGGCCCAAATAGATGAAGCCCCGGGCAACCGTAAGATCGCGTTTCGGGTCAAAGCGAGGTCGAACGGGCACGGGGCTTCTCCTATGTTTCAGGCTTATTCGGTAGCGAGAACGTCGCTGATAAAGACAGCGAGGTCGTCCGTCACCTTTTTCATGCCGAATGCCTGGCGGCTGTGGAAATAGTCGCTGTAGGCGCGACCGTCACGGCCTCGGCTAATGACGCCACCCATGTCGTTGGTCTGGCCCGGGACGAGGCTATCCCACGCGAAGGTGGCGATGGCCGTCGGGCTGTCCAGCGTCGGGTTCGGTTCGATATAACCGAGCCATGCCGAGTTGGGATCGACGATGTAGGTGAAATTCTCACCGCCGGTATCATCGACCGAAATCGGCTTTTCGTCAGCCGTGTTGTAGATCGCCCGGGCAACGCGGAGGTTTTCGATTTCGAACATGGCCGCCATGACCGCGTTCGTGATCGCCGCGCTGGACGTATATTTGATGCGATCCACGAATTCCGGGTGGTTCTTGAGGCGCTTGCGGACATTGGAGCCAAGCACAAGCGTGTTGGGTTCCATGCCGGTCGCGGCCCGGATCGTCTCTTTCCAATCTTCAATATCGGAAAGCGGCGAGGATGCGTCGTCGGCCCACGAAAGGAACGACACGCCTTCTTCCGGAGCCGAGGTAACGCCAGCGACTTCCTGCGCCCAGACGCCTTCTTTGAAGAAGGTGGTCGCCCAGATGCGGTCGGCGCGGATCATCTGCTTGGTCGTCAGCAGGCGAGTGGCGTTCTCGTCGAGGCGGCCTTGCACGCGCGAGTTCTGGCGGGTGCGATCGTCGATGACGTGTTCAAGCGCCCATTCCTCGGCGACATAGGTATCTTCCTTGATACCGTAGCCGACCTGGACGGGGCGGCCACCGAGCGGACGCACCTTGGCCTCATCGCGCCAAAAGTAGCCCGGGGGGTAGACGTTGAATTTGCCCGCTTCCTGCGTCACCGGGATGCGGCTCGATGCTGCGCCAGCGACGAACACGCCATCCTCTTGCATGAGGCCATAGCTATAGTTCGTCAGATAGGCGTCCGGGTTCGTGTCCCCGGAGATGCTCTTTTTAAAACTCATATTCCCTTCTCCAAGTCACGAAGCCCGATTGGGGGCCTCTTTGGGGTTCGCTGCTCTCGGACCCCCCGGGAATTATTGGCCCCCGTTAGGGAGCCGGCACGTCGAGGTTGCTACGATCAACTTCGATGGTGAAAAGCACATCGGCGCCCGACGCGGCGCTGATCGCCGTGCCGAATACCTCGGTGCCCGCCGTAGCGGTGATGAATTTGCCAGCGGCGTTCGGGGTGACTTTCGCGCCGATGGCGACAGCCGCGCCAGCAATGGCCTTCAGCTGGTTGCCGGTCTTGATCGACGACGACAGGCCAGCGGCCTTGCCCTCGCTGATAATGCCGTCGCAGCCATCGCCAGCGCCGCAAAGATTGAGGCCGGTCGGGGTCCGCTTGGCGGCAAAGAATTCCTTGCCGGTGAGATCGACAGCGCCGGGGACCGCATCGGTCTGTGCCCCGGTGAAACGTTCGGTTGCCATGATGGCTATCCTTCCTTCGTTTGCCCCGCCGGGTCATTCCAGCGGGGCGGGTTTCGACTGATGGGCCCGGCTTATTCAGCCGCGTCCATTTCGGCGTTCTCGGGGTAGGCCTCGGCGAAGATTTCCGGCTGCTCGTCGCGAACAGCAGACATCGCTGCGGTCTTGCTGATCTTGCGTTCGGCAGCGACCTTGGCGACAGCGGCGTCATAGGTCTGGCGAGCCTTGGCAAGATCGGTCGGGCCTTCGCCGCCCTCGGTGGTGCCGAGCGATTTCATCATGGAACCGCCCGCCTTGTTCATCTGCTCAAGCGACTTCAGGATGCCCTTCGCGGCGTCGCTATCGGCACCAAGCTGGTCAGCCGACTTGAGCATTTCGGTCGAAATCGCCTTGGCGACGTTCGGATAGGCGGCGGCACGCTTTTCGATGGTGCCGGTCGCATTTTCCTCGCGCAGCTTTTTGATTTCCTCGGCCTGCGCATCCATGCGCTTTGCCATCATGGCAGCGACCGCACCGTCCGACTTGCGGATCTCGGTGCCATCGGCGCACTTGTAGAGAACCGGGTCGCCCTCGTTTGCCTTGGTCACCTCGGTCGCGCGATCATCGGCGGACTTTGCGATGAACGCGCTCTTGGTCGCGTCATCGGCCAGGCCGTCGTAATACTTGCGGACATCGGCGGGCATTTCGAGGATGGCGATCTGGCGCTTCATCGCGTCCATTTCGTCCTTCTCGCCCTTCTTCTTCTTCTTGTCGGCGGCCATCTTGGCCAGATCGGGGTTCGCGTCGAGGGCGTCGAAATCGTCGAGCGTATCGGCGGCTTCGATGATGTCCTGCGCTTCCTGTGCGGTCGACTTGGCGATGGCAAAAGATGCCACAGCCGAGGCGAGGGCGGCCTTCGTGGTAATCGTCATGGTTGGCTCCTTGGGTTGGGGCTGTGACTCGATCCAGCCGGTTGCCGCCTTCTGGATCGCTTTGCTCATTTCGTCGTCCGAGGATTTCGACCCCGCCGACCGGGCGGCGGCAACCGCCCTGTCTACCAATTCGTTGACGCTGGCGACATAATCCGTCGAGGCCGTCGAGCCATCGCCGCCATCGGAAAGTTCGTCCGTCAGCGCGGTGCGGAAAGCATCGTTGCGTTGCCAGAGCCCGTCGAACGTATCCCAGAAGGCGCGATTAACGCGCTCGCTGACCATCGCGCCATTCAGGGCCTCGTCAAAGGTCGCCTTGATCAGCGGGTAGTGCGGCGACAGCTTGGAAATGTCGGGCGCCCGCTTGATGATCGCGACCGTCGCGTGTTCCTGACAGGGGCGATCAACGGCGGCGATCTTGGTGACGGAAATGCGGTTCAGAACGCGCTTCGTGGCCATCAGGCCGCCTCCTCGATTTCATCGAATTCGACCCGCTGGCCCTCAATCGAAAAGCCGGTGTAAGTGCCGTCGCGGAATTTCGCGAGAATGTCGTCATCGGCGGGG